TGGGTCTTGGGGTCTTACGTTTCCTTCGCTATCATATTTCTTGCCTGTCTTATGATTGGCATAGCGTCTTGAACGTGTAAAACCCATCTCTAAAAATTTACGACACATATCCATACCGATGAAGTCTTTCTCATCTCGGTAGTCAAGATACATTGCAAAGATTTTATTGGATGATTTTACTGCAATCTCTGGAGTTTTGAATCTCCAATGAGCACATATATCATTAGTATAAGGGCGAACCAGAAGGACTCCCTGTTCTCCTCTTCCAATACGATAGAGTTTACGAGTCTCCTCGTCTGTAAAGTCAAGTGTCTTGTAATCGAGGTCATAATCAAATTCTTTCATAATGTGCTAGTAATGCAGCACCGACAGCGTTACCACCATCGTATGCAATAGGGTCAACGTATAGATTGATATCATACTCTTTTATTATACTATAGTTTGCCACACAATTCAAGAAGAACCCACCACTACATGCAATATTCTTTTTACCTGTAAGATCTATGGTCTTCTGTATCATAAACTTTAGATGTTTCTCTGCAGACTTTTGTAAATTATATGCTACGTCTGCCTCCAGCATCTTTGTGCCATAATACTCAGTGCTATCTTTCTTTGGTCTTATATCTTTACTACAAATACTATGACCATACTCTTCATTCCATAAGGTTACGGGAGTGTCTGGATGTCCATAAGCAGACAGTCCCATAGTCTTACCAGCATCCAGTTCATCAAACCCACAGTACCTAGAGATAGTTCTGAATGCTTGACCTAAACTTGTCCTATCACTATAGAAATTATTACCATCCCAATATGGATCATGTAATTTGATAGACTCATCCTCACTCCAGAAAGTAGAGTAGTGTTTGAATACTGGTGTTAGGTTACTGTATATACTTTCAGTCTCACAAAATCTAAATCCATCGTTGTCATGTACTGAACCCTTACCATCCATGACAAGGACAGCACAGTCATCAAACCCTGAGTTGAATAATGCATTGGCAGCATGACACTCATGATGTCTGCTTCTATAATCTAAGATCGGTATACCTTTAGCACGTATAATTTTACATAGTGCTTCCTTCTCCTTTGTCCTTAGAAGAAACTTCTTAGGATGGTATTTGGTATAGCAATCACATATGGCAACAGCATCAACATTATTATCAAGATAACGTAGAACCAAAGCCTTCGCACTGCGGTCTCTTTTTTTACCTGTGACACGTTCTTCCTCCAAATAAAATTCAACCTCTCCATCATTGAGGATAGCAAACGAACCGTTCTTAGATAGATTTACTCCTCCGATTCGTGATGCCATCCCAATGCCTCTGCCACAGCAGGGAACTGCCCTGCAAATATACATGCACATTCTTTTGCTATTCTCATGTGCTCAAGTTGTGTGCCATGTGCTGATCGTAAATTGATGTAGTGTATCCAAGACCTACATGATCCTGTCATGTATATCCTAGTAGGAGTGGCAAGAGGTAATACCATACGAGCACACTCTTTTGCCACACCCTGCTCTACCATCTGATTATACAATGACTGAGCAGAACTAAACAAAGTCTTAGTCTGTTTGTTCAAACTATCTACAAGATCTGGATCTAAATCATCAATACTATTCTGTCTATTCTTTGTATCCTGTCTACGATACTCAGGTATAGGTATAGTAACATCACTATTAGACAAGAGGTTAGTGTCAGCATACCTCTGACTGAACTCTTGGAAAGTAAATGATCTATGACGTAAGATCTGTGCTGCAATAGCACGAGTGGTCTCTATCTCAAGTGTCATAGAAGACTGCTCGAACACAGACCAGTGGTTGTGCTTGATACAATACTTCAGTAGTCCAGCATACTTTTCGTTCTCCTGATTATTAGGATTAGATACTCTGGCAATGTATGCCATCGTCTTCTCTGCATCAGGTGTAATGCTTACAAGTTTTACTGTCATGGTCCTTCGTACTCTTCGTCGTAGTCAAGTTCAACTGGTTTTATCTCATCGTATCTATACGATTCAACATCAGAATAAACTTCTGCCTTGAGTGCTGACAGTAACATCTCTAAGTCGGTGACTATAAGTTTTAGTTTGTCTCTGTTCATGCCCTATATTATAGCATGAAAAAAGGAGGGTGTACACCCTCCTCAGGTCTTGTAGAAAAAGTCTAACTCTTAGAAGCAAATTTTCTTACCACTTTGATGCCACGATACATTAGATCGTGATTGCGGTTTTGATCTGCCTCTTCAAGGACTTTTGCCTTGTACTCTTCAGCGTTATACTTAACGCCACGGTAAGTAATTTGTGTCATGGTTTGACTCCTAAAGTAGTTGGATTTTTAGCCCCGTTCCTTTAGTCATTTGCGTCCTCCTTTCGGGGGATGAACGATCCGTTCCGTGACTTACTTGCGTCACCCTAGGGTGATGAACGTAAAGGTATGTTAGCATACCCTCATTATATAGTCAAGTACTTTTGTATCTTTCGATACCACAATACTCCCGACACACTGTCCTACCTTGCCACGAGTTGATTAACGTTTGTTCATAAAAAGGAGAACTTAATATTTCCTTCAGGGTTCTGTGACCTAAAGAAATACTTTCTATCCCTCCTTGTTCTTCTATCAATGGTATGATTGTGTCCCAGTAGAGTTGTTGCAACTGTCCACCTGCTCCACCACATTGATTATCAATGGCACCAAACACTGCAGGTTTAGGATTGTTATTGATATAGTAATCAGGATAGAAGAATCGTAACCTAGATTGATGATAACAACATGCATGTACTACACCCCTGCTATCAATTCGTAGAGTTATATCATTTGTACCATGACCATACTTACATTTTATATCTGACTCTGGACGTACAGCACCTAGATTAGATGTGTACTGTGGATCATCTGCTGCTTCTAATGTGTACTCTTTTCCTTGGTATGTGTATGTGTAACTACCATCACCATTCCCACCAACATCATACAGGTTATTGACTTTAGTGTGAGCAAAATCTTTGAATCCTATAAGTTTACTCAATGCTTTTGCTTTGTTTACCTGATGTTGGTTGTGCTTGAAGACTAACATCCTCCACACTGCCGTACCACCTGCTCTTATGAATGCTCTAGCATTCTGCATGACCTTATCATAAGATACATTCACTCTATAGTGTGATAAGGTATCACTTAGTCCATCTATAGACCAGATCATATAAGATCCTTGTCCTGCTGCCGAAAATATACTTCCTAACTCTGACCAAAACTCTGGGTTATTAGTACCACCATTAGTACTCATCAATAACTTAGTACCACTACAGTACCTAGCAATCTTCAGTATGTCCTTACATAAACTTGGTTCACCAAAAGAACCCTGAAAGTACATCTGATCGATGCCCTTCAAGGTTGGAAACCACTCCATCATTTCTTCTATAGTTACAAAGGATCTATTGACAGAATCATCTGGAGTCAGATCGTTTGCTCTCTTATATCTACTACACAACGGACACTTTGCATTACAAAAGTCCGTAAGATCTATCAGGATCTTCACCGATCACGCCATTGTATTTCCTCTTTACCTTCTCCATCTACAAATGCTTGTTCTACTACACTACGTGTAATACGATACTTAGACTGTAAGTCTCCGTCCTTTGCGAGAGTTATGATCTCTGCTTCATCTGCATGTAGTCCTTCTAGAAGTTGAATGAACATGGTCTCTCTCTTCATAGAAGATAACTTATCGTTACCACCTCGAACAAAATTATATAGAGTTCTCCACTCATGTATCAGTCTTGTGTGACCAGGTGTACCAGCAGGTGATTCATTTACTTTGTATGGTACAGGACCATCAGGTACTGCACTATCAATACCTTTATCAAAGTTCCAAATGAGAACTGCTTTTACGTCATCTCGTTTGTGTTCTTTTAGAAGAGCAACCTTTTGTGCTACTGTCTTCTTACCATGAACTGCCTTGAAAATTTCAGACACCAATGGGTTTGGTGGTAGTTTAGCCATAACTAATCTTCATCATCGTTTTGTGTAGGATTACCCTCAAATCTAATTGCAATGAGCTCATCGGGTAATGGGTTTCCATTCTCATCATACATTTCTGGATGAGAATATTGTGGGGTTGTGTCTTGGAGATA